ACTGGAATCAACCATCTCATCTGCAGCCATATTCCAATCTCTTGTATTTACACCATATCTCATACCCTTGAACTTACTCAAACGAGTGCGTCCCATATTGAACATCATGTTAGCAATTATTCTCTGAGCCTCTTCTGGCAGTTCTCCGAAATCTGGATAGAGGGTTTCGCAGTCAGACACAACTCCCACAACGTCATTTTCAAAGGCTTCTTTGACTCTATCTTCACTAACTTCGGTTCCTGTGGAACTTCCGTGTTCGGGGTCAGAATCCAATATGAGATGGCCGATGCCAAAAGTAGGGTAGCCAAGATGATCATTATATACCTCATACTTGACTCCTTCATCATTTTCCAACTCCTCTTGCAATTTTTCCATATTCATTTGATTACTCCATTCCTATTCCAAGTTTGATCTTATTGATCAAATAGTTTCTTACAAATCCAGAACGTACAATATCACCTATTGTAAACTCTGTACAATTAAATTCATCCATCTCTTCTAAGATACGTAAGAAGTCATGTAGACCATTCTTCTCATTTGTTCTCTGTAGATCAGATTGATCAAAGTCACCACAGAAAACAATCTTTGAATCTTGTCCCAAACGAGTCGTAATAGTATCCAATTCATGAAAGTTCATATTCTGACATTCATCTACTATAACAATAGTATTATCAAATGTCAACCCCCTTAGAAACGATGTAGACACGAAGTACAAGGATCCTTGACCCTTGAGTCGGTCATATAGATTGTTAAACTGTTGTTCGTTAGGCATCTCAAACATGAAACGTACCATATTCTGATACGGCACCTGATAGAGTGCAGCTTTATCTTCCTCATCACCAGGCAGAAAACCTATCTCTCTTGTGGGGATTAATGAACGAACTAATACTACCTTATCATATGGTTTCTTTAGGTCAAATACATCATGTAAGGCAAGATACATTGATATGAAAGTTTTACCTGTACCAGCAGCACCGAATAAAAACTGATTTTGTCCCTTTTTCCATGTGTCAAATACCGTCTTCTGGTTATCACCTATTGGTTTAACCGTAACTAGCTGTTGATGATTAATTTCTTTATTTTTTTTGGTTGCCATTTTAATTCTCTTTCGTATTTGTCACATACTAACTTGTGGAAATTGGGGTGAGGGGGGAAGTTTGGGGGCATCGTTCCCCCCTCTGGAACAAGAGCGGATTGACTTCCCAGCTTACGAGGATACTGTGCATCCCTTGCTGAAGTGTGATATCTCGCTCGTTCCATAATCATTCTTCCGAGATTTTCCCCCTTCATATCTATAATGTCTTCTTCTTCTTTGCAGAGAAACCATGTCTCTCTACTTTCTTTGCATGTTTATTTATTGTATCTCTAGTCTTAATCTCTGTATGTGTTTGTGTACTACCGCCAAACCTGTCTGCAAGGGGACTGCCTGGATGAGCAGCTGCAATTCTTTGCATATTCTCATTAAACCCACCATCAGTCTTTGGCCCCACACCCATGACATGATCGCCCACTATTGCGACAGGTTGAATGATCTGTCGTATGTGTTTGTTCTTTTTGAGAAACTTCTCTCGTTCTGACATAGAAAGAAATTCTTCCCACTCTATTCCAGATTTTTCATCATAAAATGTATATGTCGGCATTAAACATCTAACTCCAATTGATTAGGATTTCCACCCAATCTTTTTATCTTTTTAATTAATAATAAATTTTGATCAGAAACCTCTTTTAGTCTCTTTAATACTGTATAGTGAGATTCTGTTAATCCAGCCATGTCATGTTGTATAGGAGTCATTTTAGACATATCCTCTTGCAACTTTCTACCCATGTAATCCCAATAACCTTCTCTTTGCATAGAAAGTATCCTTCATTTCTAATATATAGTCCTTTTAGAAAGCTAAAAATATACCAGTTGCTACCACATTCAAAGCTACTATTGCACCAATAATTGTTAAACCTAAAACCATAACTTTCTCTCCTAATAGTTATTAAGTTATACTATACCCGATATTGAGCTCAATGTCAAGTACCTTTGTTATTTTACTTCCCATCTATAGAATATATGGTCTTGGATTTCCACAGTTTTAATCTTAGTTTTAGCCCAAGACGGTTTTACGTAATCTGCATGATAAAATAATGCGCCATCTGTTATATCTATAAAATCAAATTCATTATAGACTACAGCTTTAGATAATATTAATAATGCGTTATAGGTTTCTAAATCTTTAGGAACATCAGACCTACCATCGCAATGCCACGAAAATTGACACCGATTCCTAATTGGATAGTGCTTCCTCATTGCAGGGGATAGATTTTTAACTTTTTTGGTTTTCCAAGATTCTCTGGTAGGGCCTTGTTTAACAACTCCACATATGGTATTCGGAAATCTCTTATCTCTTACCCTATTCAAAACCACTGATGTTACTGCGAGTAACCCAGCACTACCTTGTCCTCTCGCCTCATGATACATATTCATTGCAAGACACTCTGCATCTTGCCTTTTGTATTCTGCCCCATCAGGGGTATTTGCGTATGCAGGGTTAAAAAATAAAAGTCCTGCGAATATTACTTCTGAAATTGTCATGCATTCTCCATCATTTCTTCTCCAGTGTTTCCTGTTTCTTCACACATTCTTACGAATAGACCTAACTGGCGACCAAACGCATCAATTTCCCAAGGATAGTCATAGTAGTCCATTTCGGACATATCATATGTCTTCTTCATCCATCTAACTTTATTGGGGTGAGCATATTCGTACATTTCATCTCTCACCCACTGTTTAACGTGAACCATCTCATGTGCGAGGTTGATTAGAATATCTCTAATATTTATGGTAGAATCTAATTCTATGGTAAATTCTCTGGGTGACTTGTTCCAATCTTCCCAATCATCCCATATACAAGAGCCTTCCATCCCATCATTCTTGAGAAGAGTCCTTGAAAGATTAATTTTTATAGAAAGGGTTTTTACTAACCTAGTGCCCAACAATCTTGCTGCATAATTATGTGCAGCAATCTCGCAGAGATTTCTGGTCTTTTTAGTTGAACCTGTAATATCTAAATGCATTTTTTAACCCTCAAAAAACAACAAGACAAAACCAACCTGTTCCAAACAGTGTCAGTAAGAACAGGGTACTACCAACTAATTCTAATATTTTCTTAATAGACATATATTTATCCTTTTTATTATCCGTAAACAAAACTATAATAAGACCAAAATCCTAGAAGGAACCAAGTCATTAACATTAAACCAACAGTCATTATCCTAATTTACCCCCTTTACCGACTAAATAGAGTGGACCCGTCCACCTAATTGGGAAACCACCTTCAAGAACATTTCCTCTTGAACCGTTTCTCTCAGGAGCTGACCAACCAGCACACTTCAACAAAGTTCCTTTTTTGAACTTCTTGTCATCATCAACATTGACAACAAAACCCCAAGCAGTACCACCATTATTAGTCATAATTTTGATGTACTTAGAACCATTCTTGACAACCCATTCTTCTTTAAATGCTGCTTTCATTTCATCGTTCACGTTGAAATTATCATAGTCAGCATTTGCGGCAGCAATCATATTCGCAATACCGTCTTCAACAGTTTCAAAGGTTTTTTTAATTTCAATAGTCATAATACAATCTCTCTCTTTTCTCAGTTTATACCTTAGTATATACCATAGAAGAGAGAGAGTCAAGTAAAATCGTACTTATTTTATGATTATTTTGGGGGGTGTGGTAAAAATGTCACAATTCTATAAACATAGCTTTAGTTGCACCACAATCAGGGCAATACCAATCATCTGGTATGTCTTCAAATCTGGTGCCGGGCGGGAGATCTTCATCTTCATCTCCCAGCTCTTCATCATAAATGTATTCACAGGCTATACACTGCCACTTTTTATAAGGGACATCAACCATTTGCGGGGCCAGGCTGTTGCCAATAGGTCTGAGTATCCGAATCTTTTGGCGAATCATCAAGCTTAAAATCATCATTCCAGTTGAATGCTTCCTTGACTACATTGGCAGAAAGGCCTTTATACTTTTGATGTAGTATTTTTTGTTTTGCTGCACAAAGAACCTCAGCTTCACCTTCTTGCAAACCTTCTAGTAATTGAACAAACATCTGTTCCCGTCTCCTAGAAGTAAGGTTATTAGCACCTTTAATGTAATGAAATAGTTTTCTCGCCTCGGCAATTAACATTGTGTGTTCAGTACCCTCTGGAGCCTCATTCTTCTCATAGGGTGGGACACCTTCGGGTAAGTCCCATACAATTATTGGATCAAATGATGATTTAAGAACCATCCTTAACGCATCACTGTTGTTTTTTCTAAGAATAGCAACCTTCGTATCCTTAGTTTTCGCCTTACCCACTTGATCTAATATTTCGTGGAATAAAGGAACATAATTATCTGGCATATCAAAATTCTCCTATTGATTCAGTGAGGTCTCTTAACCTCTTTTCTATAAAGTAATTTAGTAGTTTAGTTCTGTCACCTTCTGGTGCTTCGTTGTATTTATTAAGACACTCCATGTACAATTCGGCAGGACTCTTACTTAGGTCTATTAGTGTCTCATTTCTTTGGTGATTCCTCTTTAATTCTGTAGAAGGCAATCCTTCACTTAAAAACCTTTCAATCTTTTTCTTACCTAACGGCCGTTGTCTTATCCCATCGGTAAATGTATGATCTGGTGACAAGACATTAGGTACACCATCACTAGAATCACCTTTAAGAATGTGTTCCTTTAAGTATTGAACAGGGTCTTCACCATTAACAAATTTCTTAGTAATAGGACTATATTGTGTCACATTATTAATTCTATGTAATTGTATAAAGTCCTTATCACCAGATAGAATTAAAGTCTTACCGTTGTCAAATTCCAATTCTACACATAGTGCGGCGATAATATCATCAGCTTCTGCACCATGAACCTCTAAATGTTTATATGGAAAGTTGTCTTTAAGTTCTTGTTTAATTTCATTGAGACATCCAAAGATAGAGTCCCAATCTAGGTTAGATTTTTCCCTAGTCTTCTTACGATTATGTTTATATTGTGGAAAATAATCCCTTCTCCAGTAATGTTTAGAATCGTAACAGAGAACTAATTCTCCAAAATCTCCACTAAATCGTGTGCGATACATCCTTAATGAATTAAGTATCATATGTCTTACCATCTTTTCGTCTGGTTTAACAGTCTTATTCATATTCAAATGCATCATTACACTTGCAAGACTAATCTGGTTCATATCAACTAATATCATTTCACTTCCTATTCTTCGGGTTTATCATCTGGTAACTCACTTATATACTTACTAACCAATGATAGCTTATCATGATCTACGTTACTTTCTGGATTCTTTGGTAAGTCTACTAACGGTTTTGTGAAATTAGTGATAAAATCTGACATTGCATGTTCTAATCCCAACTCTCTATAAACCATTCCCTTTACAGCTTCTATTATGAACCCAACATCTCGCAAAAACTCTTCACCATCAACATCAAATTCGTGTTCACTTAGGGTGTGGATCATCTGAACACAGGTATTTTCAGTTATCTCCTCTGCAAGAGTTCTAAGTCTATATAGTTCTCTCTCCGCCTTTGTTGGTGTTTTAGCTGCTTTTCCTTTTGGTAGTTTCTTCCAAGGGCCTTGAATTATATCTGCACCTTCACTCATTCTTCCATATCCTTTTCCCAAACCATACCTAAGTCTGGATAGAAAGTTCCAACGTCACGTTTAGGTTTCCCTATGTTTGGGCC